AGATTCAATGGCTTCTGAAAGGGAATTAGAACCTTGTCCAGTAGAAGCAGCAGATAAAGCAAATGACAACTTAGAATTTGGAAGTTGTGCTAAAGCGTTTGTACCTGAAAGAGAAAAGATGCGTGTTACTGCAGTAAAGTCTGTGTCTGGGCCAAATTGAGCGTTGTCTGTAATAGAGACATAATAACCTTCGTATCCTTCATTAATAGTGGTAGTTGCTCCATTAACAATAATAATACCTGTATCTAAGGTAGTACCATCAAAGGTTGCATTATTAGTAGCTGCCGACCAAGTAAAATTACCTTGTAAGAAATTGGTGTAAGTTTGTTCATCAAAAGAAATATGTTTAGGAGTTTGAATTTCAAAAGAACCAGAAGAAGAAACTACTGGGAAAAGAAGAGCACTATAGGCTGTAGAAAACCCTTCACCTAAACCAGATCCATAAGGAAGACGGGTTGTTAAAAGACGAGCTGGTGAATTAAGAATTTCACGGCAAGTGTGGTGGAAGTATCTTTCAGATGGAGTGGTAGGTGCACCGTAAACGAGTTCTAATTCAGAGAGTGAAGTAATTTGAAAAACTTCGTCAGCAGGTCCTTGAGCCGCAAAACCAGGAACGAAAACTGTAGTTCCTACATTAGTTACTGCGTTTGTCGAAAGATCGACTTCATTAATTTGTACGCCGGGTGAGTTAATTATTCTTGCCATAGTTATAATTATATTTATCCAAATTCGGGTCTTTTTTTTTTTAACTCCTTGTTGGGTCTTTTAAAAATACTTCTAATTGACTAAATCTGAATTGAACAGTTGATTCCATAATTTCAGGTTCTTTATAATTGAAATTAATACTTCCTAAACTATTAATGAATGCATTGTGATATCGAAATTCTATAATAGATTGGTTGTATTCGTTTTTACCGTAGATAGAAAAATTGGCTTGATATTCTGATATATTGCCACTGAGTAATCTATTTTCCCAATCATCCGATCTAGAATCATTTCCGTTATATTTAGATTGTAAAGGATCATTTAAAATAGACAACCAACGCCACAGAGTCCAATAATTTTTATAGTTATTATCCACTACAAAACTAACGTCTAAAGGATCATAATTTGGGCGAACATAAGAAGATACATTGTAGGTTTGTCCTGCAAAAGCAACTTCATTATGAGGAACTTGAATAGCGGGTACTACTGCTCCAAAAATTTTAAATTGTATCGGATCTAAAGAAATATTTGGTTCTATGCCTGCTAATTGTCTCATAACAACAGGCAATGTTAAAACCAAAATAAATTTATCTCTATGACCTACATTTAAAGGAGACTGTTCTGTGGGGTTTCCTGTGGCACAAAGATCTATAGTTTCGCTCATAATGTTTTCCACCCTTCTGTTGTAAGATCCCAAATATCTTTTTCTTCTTCTGGAAACAAATCTTTATCATTAAACAAAGACACAGGCTGGGAATTGAGGTTTGTTATTTGGGACATAGATATAGAAGGAGTAATAACTTCACTATTACTTAATTCCCTGATACCATACAAACGAGGATCTTTTTCCCAGTAACCAATGTCAGATATACTTAAAGGTTTTCCTTGATTGTCGTGGTCGTCTACCTGAAAGTATTGTTGGCAAAGGTCAGGTTCTAATATAAAAAGAGCCCAAACTAGAGACATAACCCGATCATCATAAAAATTATCATTCTTTTTACGGTAAGTTCCATTAGGGTATTTGATGAATGTTTCTAATTCTTTAATGGTATCAATATCATTAATATTGACAGATTGAAGAGTATTAGTCCAATATCTCATATTAGTAACTCCAGCAAATCTTAAATTGGTGTGGGATAAGATTCCTAAGTGTCTGGAAGCTTGAGTATTAGTCGGGGATATCTTAGAACAACTAACAATTTTTTCGTATTCGTGTTTATAAAACAAAGCATCTATAACCTGACCACCACAATTATTTCTTTCTACTAATAAAGGAGGATTACCCCATTGATTGCATAATTTTACCAGATTATTAGCAAAATGATAAGGTTCGATACAATTAGAAGCATAAACCGCCACTTGTTCAATGTGTTTTAAATTGGTAATATCCAATACTTGAGCTACAGAAGAAGCCCTTCCAATACCTTCTCCTACATCTACTCCAATAACATAAAATTTATTAATATCAGGATTTTCAAAAACCTTATAATTTCCATTATCTAAAGTAAAAATAGGATTTTTTTTATTTTCTTTAAATCTTTCAATAATAACCGCCCCTACGGCAGAATTTCCGGGATCTAAAAACACATTACCAAATTCTTGTAAGAAAGATTCTTCAGAACCTAGGGTAGAAATCATTTGTTGTTTCCATTTTTCTGTTCTTCCCGGAATATCCCACCAGTCTACCCTTTCAGCTTTCCAAGAATTAGTTCCTTTTTCTGCCCCAGAATAAACTTCATAAAATTTATTATCAGTGCCGTTTGGAGTAGATACTGTAAAAATTTTAGATTTTTTACCAGAAGAAACAACAGGAATAACAGATTTCCAAAAATCTTCAATAAGGTGATTTTCAATAAATGCCATCTCATCCACAATCAGACATTGATGTGATAAAATATTATTAGTAAAATATTTATGTGAATCTTCTACGTGTAAAAGTTCATAAACCTTATCATCATTCACAAAAGTTTCTACAGAAGTAATAGTATGTTCATTGTATAAAACAGTATTCACTTTGACGTCTTTAGCATATATAAAATCTACTTCATTCATCATCAATTTGTGTTTTGGTGTACATATAAGTTTAATTCTATTGTCTATACCCAAACATATTTTGTGTTTATTTTCACCTACAATAAATCCTCTGAAAGACTTGAATCCGGTTTCTGTCAATACTTCATATTTTGAATTGTGATATATTTTATAATTGTTAGCGTCCATATTTATTTTTTTGTTTTAAATCTTTCAGGCATACCTCTTTTCCACCCATCTGGAATTTTATTTTCATCTGAAAATCGTTTGCATTCTTTTGTTTTTAAGTTATATGCATATATTTGCCCGCTCCCCGAACGCCGTTTACGTAATTCTGGATCTTTTAACGCTTCATGTATACCTTTTTTTATGTTAATTTTGCTTTCTTCTGTTCTTTTCATTCCTCTGTGTGTGTCGGCCATTTTTTTTATTTTTTCGGGATTTTTATTAATTTTTTCCATTCTTTCCTTATGTTTATCTGGATTTTCTTTTATCCATTTTTGAACTCTGTTGGAAATTTTTTTATTTCTTTCTTCGTTTTGAAAGCATGCTTTTTGCATGTGTTCTCTGTATTCTACATTTTCCCATCTTTTTTTAGCTGCTGCAGATAAAACATGAAGATACTCTTTTGAATATTTGCAAGCACCAAAACCCCCTTCTCTTATATTGTAAGTTAAGGGATTTTCTATAAATGTTTCTGTGACTATCTCTCTTTCTTTGTCTAGTGCTTCTTGATATGTATCAAACATAAAAAGTATTTCTTTTTTAAATTTTTCTAGACCATGTTTTTTAATAGCCGCTTTAATAATAGTCCCTGATCCCATATATTCATCATTTAAATTATTGGTTTTATGTACCCCTATATAAATTTTATTGTTTATTAAATTTGTTATTTTATAAACGTAATTATATTTTTTTGATTCTTTTGTAAACATAATAATAATACTTAACACCAAAGTATTATTATCGACGAAATAGCTTTATGTTTTAGATTGATTGAATATTTTTTCGAGTTCAGACATAGTAATATCAAATACTTTTTTGGTTTTTTTATCTCTTAAAGTAATGATAGTGTCTCCACCTACACAATTTATAGATTCACCTCTAACTGCTGTAGAAGTGGTAGTACTGACACCAATACTAGAATCATTATCAAAAGTCAAACCAGTTTTACCGTATTCTTTAACACCAGGTTTTAAAAAATTAGGTAATTGTTCATAAGCAGTTCTTATTCTTTTAAAAATATTAATGGCGGTTTGTTCGCGATTAGCTACTACCACGATTCTTTGATCAGATTCAAAACATGATATCCAAAGAGCGTATATAGTCATTAATGTAGTTTTACCAAATTGACGACAAGATAATAAACAAGTAAATCTATTGTTTACTAAAGTTTTAAGAATTTGTCTTTGTCTGGTATAAAGTTTAATGACTTCTTTACCTCTATCCAAATTAACAATGTAAAAATAATTTTCAGCGAAATAGATGATGTCCTCTTTGCATCTTTTTAACTCTTGGATCATCTTCGGAGTCCACTCAAATTGAGCTTCCGATTTTGGAACATTTTTGTCTCCTCGATAATATTGAAATTCGTTAATAGGATTTTCAAAAATCTCAGGAATAACTTTATTCTCTACCTCTGGTAGAGCATACTTTCTTTTACGACCCATGAAAATAATTAAGGTCTATTGATTTAAAATACCAACAAGTGTAGAACGAAGATGTTCTATAAGAGCATCTTTTTCTGAAGAACTATGAGCATTCATAATGCAAATTTTTTCCCCGTTTAGATCATACCCTAAAACCATATAACATTTAAGATACTCTTCCATAATGTTATTCAAATGATCTAAGTCTTTTTCTTTAGCTCTATCAGTATAAGCTGTATTGTAGAATCTTAAAAAAGCTTGTTTAATAAGATCTTCGATTTGAAGAATATTTTCTCCCTTTAAAGAAGGGGTAGTATCTACACCACTAAGACCTTCTGAAATAGAATTTTTCTTAGAAGGTTTTTTGGTAACTTTACCATGGGCTGGTTTCTTTTTTTCAGCCATGATATTACTTATGTGAATTTGTTTTTTCTTTGTAATTAGGAGCTTTGTTATTGATATTATATTTTACCAAATGTTCTACCAAAACTTCAAAGGAACTAGTCTTGAGCTTTAATCTCCCTGGGATATATTGACCTCCATCATAAAGCTCAAAATAGGTTTCATCTAAAAAAGGATCATTCAAATAACAAGTACAAAAAACTGAAGACACACCAGGATCAATAATGATAGTCCAGACTCGAGGATCTACTTCGCTATAATCGGTAAAAATTTTATAAGCGTAATACCCAGAATCTCGAAGTCTCTTGAGAGTATAACCTAGCGTAGTTAGTTTATTTGCCATACTCTAATTTATTCCCTAATAAACTACTTTACAAGTGCAGAGATAATAAATTTCACACAAATATCACTATCCTTGGTTTCAAATAAAGTAACCTTCAAAGAATTATTAATTTTCACTTTAAAATTATCTATACGGAGTCCTGCTAACATTCGAATATTTTCTAAATTTAAAGGCAAAGCATTTTTTACGGGTTCTCCTGTAAATTCTTCTGTAACCAAATAAGTGATGTTATTGATATTTTGTCTCTCAAAGTCATTCAATTCTGCGTAAACATTATCATCTTTAGTATAAAAATATAATTTGTCAGAATCAGTAGCAATAGAACTACCCTTTAAAATTTCATTGAATTTAAAATTAGTCAAAGTAAATTCCGAATCATAAGTCAATTGATTGATCTTATCAGGATTAACGGGGCATCTTTGCATGTAACTATCTTCCAAAAGAAAATAATTAAACTTAAATTGAGGAGTCTGATATTTGATATGATTATCTTCAATCGAAACTTTTAATTCCTCTTCTTCCACACAATCTAAAAGTCTTACAAACTTTTTAACATCAGGTAAATTCAAACGAGTTATTCCAGATAAGTCTGTATTAGTCTTTAATGTGGCTAGTAGCACAATACTACCATCTTGAGAAGCACATACAGCATACAAAGAGTTTTCTCTAGCAATTAGAGAAACATTATCTGCTAGTTTACTAACAGGTAAAAGAAACTTTTGTACAAATATATTCTTATCTAAAATTAACTCTTTTGACATTTATAATTATTTTTGGAAATTTTTAGTTATCTTGAAAACTTCTACAAATTCTTTAATAGAAGAATCTATAGATTTCAATATATCTACAATCTCCGAAGAAGCAACAGAAGTTACTTGTTGGGGGATTTGCGTTGCTTGAGGAATAAATTGTTGAGACAAAGGTTCTGGAGGAAGTGATTGAATGGGAGATGGAAGAGGGTACATTTGTTCTGCCATTCTATCCAATTCTTCTCTTTGTCTCTGTTGTTCTTGTTTTTTCTTTTCGTGAACAGCTGTTAAGAAAGAAGTGGGATCCAGTCTAGTAGCAGGACCACTACTAGACTGTTGAACTGTAGAATTGTCGACTTCTTTCAAAGTCATACCGGCCATTTTAGCTACTAAAGCTGTAGCAAATTGTTCTTCAAAGGAACCACTCATATGTTATGATGGATTGTTTTTAGCAAATTCTACAAATTTGTAAAATTCTGCGCGTGCATTATTATTATTATCTAAAAATGCACCAGACATCTTAGCGGTTTTCATATTACTATTATGCCCAATACCACGATTAGAACAACAAGTATGACCAGCTTCAATGAGAACAGCTACGCCTTTATTATTCTCGCAAACATTATTTACATAATCATGAATCTGCATGCAGAGAGACTCTTGAATTTGTGCACGGCGAGCAAACCAATCTACAATACGATTGAGCTTAGAAAGACCAATCACTTTACCATTTTCTGTTGGAATATAAGCTACATGAGCTACCCCTGTAAATGGAAGCCAATGATGAGCGCACAAACTAACCAATCTGATATTGGTCTGACAAACCATACCATCATACTTGTCTACATTATCAAATGCAGTAATCTTAGGTTGTGAACTAAAACAACCAAAAAGTAATTCATTCATATAAGCTTTAGATACGCGATGTGGTGTATCTATAGCATTAGGATCTGTTTTGTAATCAAACCCCAAAGCTTCCATGAAGCCCCCAAAGTGTTTGGATGCTTCTTCAATACGAATTTTCTTTTCGTCTTCTGTGTAAGGAATATTACCGTTAGATTGAATCATATATTTAAAATATTACAGACCGGCAAGAAGTTCTTTGAGTTTAGC